GAACAAAAAGAGTCGGGTAAAACTTCTCACGGGTTATGAAATGTTTGCCATCCTCATAACCACGGACCAAGAAGTGGTCCCCGACCATTTGCACGTTTGTGTAAAATCTCATTCTCCAGTCAATTCCAGATACTTTTCAATGACTTTTTCTGTTGGGTCTGCGATGGTCAGAATGTCTTCCGACCTAATCATAAGTTCTCTCTGGTTAGTTGCCTTTGGCCAAGGGACCATATCATCTTCACTATTGAAGAGATAAGGATTGATTAGTTTGCAATTAGGGTCACCAAGTGCAGCATCAATCTCAACTACCTCGCTGATAATAACATTATCAACATCCATAAGCAAACACTTAATCGACTTGTCCATTTACTTTCTCCTGATACATTTCGGTCAAAGATTCAAGGGGCTCTACAACAGTCACAACCCAATCGGTTGAAACAACAATATCCTCATCCTTCGTCAAAAGGATATAAGGTGATAGAGTAATTTGACAATTACCATCTTCTGGACTTTCTTCCTCAGTCAAAAGCATTGCTCTGGTAGCACTTACTTTCTGAGGTTTATTAAGAAGATATCCACGGACTTTTTCTTCTGCAACAAGCTCTTTTGCATCAGCAATCACTTGCTCACCAGACTTCAATAATACAAGTTTAATTGACATTAGTTACTCAACTCCTCCATACATTCTACCAATAGAAAAGGGAGGTGTCAACTGGTTTGTGCCAGTTACCTCCCCGTCTGCGCCGACGATATTCTTTATTATTTAGAGATAATCCTTACGGGCGTGGTGCTCGGGGACTATTTTTCCGAGGACGATTCTGAGGAGTCCGTCTTCGAAGGTGACTTCCCGTACTTCGGTGTCGTCGGATAAAGTCCACGCTCGTTGAAAACTTCTTTGAGCCAGTCCCTTGTGGATAAACGTCTTGTCGGATTCGGTGTCCTCCCGTTGCCCTTCGACAAAAAGTTTTCCATACTCCGTGAAAACATTGACCTCTCCTTTTTTAAAACCTGCTAATGCAATCTCTAAATGTGATTCTACATTATTTACCTGAATCAGATTGTAAGGTGGATAGTTTTTTGTAGTTTCGTGAAGATTGAATAGACGATCAAAGTATTCGTCCATACCAATGCTATTGCGGGTAATCTTATCCATCAAGGTATTAAGATCCGCAGCGGTATAACGCTGAATGTTCATTATGGTAGCTCCTTGTAAAAGCGAGTTTGTGTTGTGTGGACCCTTTCGGCATCCACTACTAATTATACAAGAAGCATAAAAAAAGCGGGTGTTGTAACCCGCTCCTTATCATTCGGTTTCTTCTACACGCTTTTTCTTGGAACCAATGTTGTATTTGGTTTCCAGAATCCAGTCTCCCTTATCCTTATAAGCAAGGACTTTGATTTGGTTGAGTGGAGCAATGTCTTGAATCTTGGTTACATCAACAATACTGATGAGTCCCCAGTCAGCAAGCAACTGAGCAATACGATTGCGACGCTGAACGTCATTAACGGTTAGGTTTGCATGTTTACCGTCAAGGGCAAACAATTCCTTAAAGTGAACCAGATAATATCTGCCTTGCTTGTGTAAAATATGGCAAGACTGATAGATTTTCTTTTCCTTTCGTGATGCGACTCCGATACGGGTCAAAGTTTCACGCACTTTCAAAAAGTCATCAGGTTCGTTAAGAACCACTTCAACCATTTGTTCAGGCGTCCACTTCACTTCAGGTTCTTGAACGACACTCATTTCTTTCCTCCAGTTTCAAATTTCGATTTAATAAAATTAAGTTGTTCTTCGGTAAGTATCTTCAAAGCTTGTTTTGCCTTTTCATTACTATAACCATAATAACGTTTGACATAATCAAGGTCTTTGACTTTATCTTGTCGGAGCCAGGGAGAAAATCTCTTCTTTTTCCTCAGACTATTTAGAAGAAAATCATATTGTAGTTTTTTAGGGAGGAAATGATACTGATTCATTTCATTAGCAAACAGCACTGCGTCCAGGTGTCCAGAGAAGCAGCGGTTTACAATATAAGGAGGATATTCCTTCTCAAGTGAGGGGTCTTCGTCAATCAGATTCTGTTTCGTTTGATTGATCGAGTTTAACCAGTCCTTCAATTCCATTACTTTCTCTCCGCCCAGTCTAAATCACTAAGTTCAGGAACGTTTTTGACGCCAATGTCATAGTTAAACAAAAGAAGCTCTTTGCGTTTCTTTTGCTCTCGCATATATTCACCAACAGACCTCATTGTATAAGTAAGGTCAAACTCGGCAGCACTCCAGTCGGTAAAGCGGTCTTTGACTAACTGGTCTGAGTTATAACTAATCAACTGATCAAGACTACAAGCAGAGCAGTCAGCAGCAAACCTATCGTGATCAAATCCTTTGTGCATTGACCCTTTACGCCCATAGAGGTTATCCTTAATGTCATAAGGAGGATCAAGATATACAAAAGCATTACCTTCAGCACCCAGTAGGTAATCATAGGAGTAATTAGTTATACGCCACTTTTTGATTATCTCTGAATAACCTGGCAGTTTATCAATGCCTCTGATGGAGAAATTTGCGTCGCTTGCTTGGGCGGAGAAGGAGGAGGACTCAGTAAGACCTGAGAAAGAACACTTATTAACCACATAGAAGGAAACAGCACGCTGGAAATTCTCACTGTCTTCCAGAGGTCGAGCAAGATACTTCTTGGCGTCAAGGAATAAATTTTTGGCGCTGGTGGGTTCGACATGGCGATATTTCAGTTGAAGCAATTCATCTCTCATCTCACGACCAAACATCTGGAGTTGCTGCCAGAAGTTGACAAGAGGCTCATACAAATCATTGACCCAGATATTCAGGTCTGGATACTTCTTAGTGACATGAATAGCAACACTACCACCACCAAGGAATGGCTCACGAAACTCATCATAATCCCTGAGGTCAGGGAAGTATTGGTCCATCTTGGTGCAAGCGCGGGACTTACCCCCTGGGTAGCGTAATGGTGTTTTCAGGGACTTCATAATCTTTAGGGTGATACTTCAAATATTCATGGAAGGTAAGTTTCATTTCCTTCTCAGTCATGCCGCAATGTTTTGCAGCAGCAGGTATAGTCATTTTAGCACGGAATAGTGCCATATTTGCTTCCTGCACATTCTCTGGAGTGGTCTTCACTTTTGGTTCTACCAGTTTGGTTTTATCGATATTGAGAAGTCCCATCCAATTCTCCTACAAGTGTATAAGTAAGTCGGTTTAAGCTTTCTGCCATAACACGGTATCCAGCACCCACATAGAGTTGACCGAATACTACTGCTACTGTGCAGACTCCCCAGAAGTAATAATACATTCTGGACTTTACTTGATGTTGTTTGTTTTTCATAATCAGGAATAAGTGATTACAATGGAAATCCTTCTACCTTGCTTTGGAGGTTTGGGACAATGTTTGAGATTTCCATCAAAGATTATGATGTCATCTTCTTTTGGAGAGTGCTCAGTCCTTCTACCATCCTCACCAAATACACATAGATTTCCTCCAGTGTTTGTCATATAGATTAGACAATTCTTATGAGGAAACTCATGGTCTATATGAGGTGAAGAATACTTCTGCTGCTTTGTCGGAATGATACAGTTTGCATTCATACGATGAATTGCTTCAACTTTAATATCATTCTCTTTGATGATTTCTAAAAACACATGATGTGCATTATTTAGAAACTGGCAGTTTTGCCTAGAATAAAGAAAACCATTCTCACCAGGTCTAGTCAGAAACGAATGACTGAAGAAACCAAAGTTATCATATCCATCAACATTCAAACCTTTAGTGCTCTCTTCCCACCAAAACCAAGGAAACTGATCTCCAAGGACATACTCCTTGAAACTCTTGTAACTACTGGTGAGTGGGTTTTTAAGTTGAGTAATCACTTAAAGTTACACTCCACCATGATTTCAGTCAGACAAGCAAGCATGTTGATTTCTTGGTCTGCTACAAAAGCAGACTGATACTGATACTTAGCAAGGACAAGCACAGCAGCAGGAACGCTATTGTTTTCAAGGGATGTATAACAAGCATCGTAAATACGACGCATAAGGACAGTAGTATCATTGTCCATATTCGAAACGACCCACTTCCTAACTTCTGGGAAATTCTTTTCCTTAAGGTTTTTAATAAGGTCATTTACGGCAACATCAGAGAAAGTAGCAAGAATGCCAGAGTCAATCTTTCCACTGACAGAATAACGCTGACACTCATTCAAAACACGACGCCAATCAGGGAAGTGCTTGTTGACAAGCTCTACCAGGACCTTGTTATCAGATTCAACACCTTCTGCAGCCAAGATTTCTTGGAGACGCTTGAAGAATTGTGCTGCAATGGACTGACGCTCCTTACCTTTGATAGAGAAGTCAACGACTGCACATCGGGAGTGGAGGGGCTCAAGGATTTTGTTTTTGTAGTTGCAGGTGAAGATGAAGCGGCAGTTACCAGCAAACTCCTCAATAAACGCCCGTAGGAGGAGTTGTACGTCGTTGGATGTGTTATCTGCCTCATCAATGATGATGACCTTGTGTTTAGAATCCGAAGTAAGTGAGACGGTCGAAGCGAAGTTTTTCGCATTGTTTCGGACAGTATCCAAGAATCGTCCTTCATCGGACCCGTTGATGACATAGACATCTGCTCCCAACTCATTGCATAGTGCTTTTGCCACTGTGGTCTTACCAATACCAGGAGGTCCCGCCAGCAGCATATTCGGGATTTCACCTTTGTTTAGAAACTCCTTAAACATCTGCTTGGCAGAGTCGGGGAG